AGCAGTAGCAAGGGGATTTTTGTTTTTTATAAAACTGTACAAAATATTGACTAATATATTATCCATTTTTTAAAATTGTCCCAGTCATTTAGTTCTGCAGATGGCGATCCCAGAGATCACCAAAGCTGCCAATGAAATAGCAGCAGTTATTGCTAAGCCCAAGCTGCTTCCCCAGTAAAAAGGATCTGATTGCAGATCAATTTTTGTGTCAAGAGGGGGAATGGTTGGAACAGGTGCAGTTTCGTTGAACTTGAAAATAAAGTTTTGACAACTTTGATCACAAATGTTATTGTCAATTACCCAGCAACCTGGAGAGACTTCAACTGCTAGATCTCCTGCTCTATTTGTTATTTCTGAAGCTAGTTCCCATAAAGATTCTTGTAATCCTATGCTTATATTTCCTACCAACAAGGCTCTTATTATTCCCAATTCTCCTAACAAAGCTTCAGATCTTGCATTTTCAATTTCTAAAGTTAGATCTCTGATGGCTTGCTCATCATGAGAAATTCTGTCATTCAGTTTTTCTATTGCGATATTTGTAGAAGATCTTAGGATTTGTATGTCATTTCCAATTTTCTCAAACCCTTTTTCAGCTGATTCTTTTGTCACACCTCCTCCTGATACTTTTCTACTTCCAAGCAGATAGCCTCCAATTCCTGCTTCAACGATTGCAACAAAGAGCAAACCAATAATGAGGTCATCGATTCCAAAAATTCTGCTCTTAGGTTTGGTTACAGTGGTATCAGTTCCACTGGTGGGAATTAGAAGGCCATCTGGGATTTTTGGAATGGATTCTTCCTTTGCAGCCAAGGGGCATCTTCCAAATTTGGGAGGAAGGAGGTATTCTTCCGTAAAAGGGCTGGTTTCATTCACCCACCCTGATTGTGATATGCATCTAGCTTCATAGTCCAGTCCTGACAGCAACTCCCTCATTTCTTGATCTCCATGGTGATCATCAGCTTCTCCAATGTATGGCTTTTGCTTTTGGATCAACATGCACCCTGGAGTGCTCAAGCAAGCTTGATCCACTGCATGGTCAGATTCTCTGCCTTTTCCCCAAATGGATTGGACAGCAGTGACTGGTCCTTTTTCTTTCATGTCAAAGCAATAACTTCTTTCGGGCATTAAAAGGAATCTTGGAGAGCTTCTTACTGAATATCTTCCAGGTTTCAGCTGGAGCATGTCACATTGCATTGTTGGGGTGTCTCCAGAATTCCCTGTGTAAGGTGATACCCTGTTATCTAGTCCTCCAACAACTTTTCCAGATGAATCATAGATCACTTGAAAGTAGTTGTCACATCCTCTTTTATTGTACACTTCTTTACTATCATAGATGAAATAGCAAGAAGCCACAAGATGCAGTTTGCACTCATAGGTTCCAAATTGGGTTGGAAGTGTGAAGAAAGCAAGATTTTCTTTCCCACATTTTTCTACTGAAGGATTGACTTCTTGTGTGTACAATGCTGGATTTTTTAAGAAGCTGTTGTTGCAATTTTTTGCAACCCCTGCAGTCGCTTGTAAAGGAATAGTTTTGTCCAAGGCATTCACCAAGCTCATGCAATGTGATTGTGAAGCCAGTTCATAAATGTTTTTCTGGAAATTCAGTTTGATATCAGTCCAATTTTTTCTGTAACAATTTATAGCAGCATGTGGACTCCAGTTAACTCCTTCATAAAAAACCTTATGTTTTCCACATCCTTGGTAAAGGTAGTCTACCTTCCCAGGTGGTCCAAACATACTCAACATCAAGGATCCACCAGACAAAGAACGAAACTTATCAGCAGTTTTTGCTGAAACATCCGCAGACCTAGGAAAAGCTGAATTGCTTTTGTCAGTCCTTGAATCTCCAAAGCCAATCCATGTACTTTGATTCAAGACAGAGGCTCCAGCTTTGGGCTTAACAAGCTCAAACATTCTTTTTTCTTCCGTGGCATACAAATTTCCTCCGAAGCCATTGTGTAGGCTGAAGCTACTGTTCACTTGCTTTTGAAGGCATATCTTTATTTTTTCAGCCTCTGTGAGGCCCAACATCAAGAGTAATGAGAAAAACATTATTAAACCCCTGCTTCTGCT